GCGTACACCGCCGTGGCAGTCCGCTACGGGACTACACCGGTCAAGCGCGTCGAGATCACGCCCGGCAGCTGACCTCCTCCTAACCGGCCGGCGGACACCTCTGCGGGTCACACCATCTTGAGGTGTCCGCCGGCCATCCCCACTAGGTAGGGAGCGACACAGTGGCGGCAGTCGGGTACGCCAACACAGGCGACCCCCGCAAGGTGAACAAAGCCGGGGACACAATGACCGGCGACCTCACCCTGCCCGCAGACCCCGACAGCGTCCTCGAAGCCGCACCGAAGCAGTACGTGGACGCCGCCGCCGGCGGGCTGAACGCGGCCAAGGTCGACCGGGCCGGGGACACAATGACCGGCCCTCTGATCCTCGGCGACGGTGCTGGACCCACGACGTCTCTCACGCTCCGATCGTCATTCGACGGTGGAGAGGACGAAGGCGAGCCCGGCCAATACGACTCCACGTCACGGATCAACCTGGAGTCATACCAGCGGGCCGACGAACATACCTACGGCGAGGTTATCCGGATCTACTCGCGCCGGTTCGACTCGAAACAGATGGTGGCGTGGTACGGGCCAACGTCGTACGACACCAACGGCGACCCAGTAGGTATCAATGTTCCGTGGTTCTGGATGGGCGCCCATTTTGAGGCGAATGACCACGCCAGTGTGCACGGACACTGGTCGGTCGAGACCCCGGACGCCTCCGGGGCGCTACAGACTCGGCTCGAGCTGCTGATCTGGGATCCGCTCACCGGCGACTACGGCATGAATAAGGGCATCATCAAGACCAACCTGGCCGACTTCGTCGTACGCACCTCGAACGGCCAAGAGTTGCGCATCTCCAGTCCGGCCGGGAACGAAAAGCCGATCACGTTCTCAAACGACTCCAATGGCGCAAGTGTTAGCCGCCGATGGAAGATCCGGGTAACCAGTGATGCGGAATCCGGCAGCAACGCCGGATCGGATATGCAGATCCTTCGCTACGACGACACCGGCACCACGCTCGACCAGCCTCTCATCATCAGCCGCGCCACCGGGCTCGTCTCTATCGGCGGAACGTCTGGAACGGCCGGAGGGCTGGCCGTGACCCGGATCGGCAGCCCCGCCGTCACCATCACCGCTTTGGACACCGGCGGCACAGCTCTATTGGCTCAGGGAGCCGACGCCACGGCCCGGTATGGCCAGGGCCAGGTATCCGGCGATGCCACCAGCCGCCTCGTGATCTACGTCGACGGTAAGCACGAATGGGGTCCGGGCAACGCCTCCCGAGACACGAACCTGTACCGGTCTGGCGCCGACCTGCTACGCACCGATGACGCCTTCCAAATCGGCGGACACCTGGGCGTTGGTGCCCCGCCCAGCAGCACCATCAGCCTTGTCGTCGACGCCTCCACTACTGGCACCCTGGCCCGGCTAACTCGAACGTCCACCTCAGATGGTTCGCCAGTCCTGCTGGTCCTGGGCGGCGAGGCGTCCTCTACAAACGTCGCTCTCTCCGTCAACGGTGACGCAGCCAACCGGTTCGCCATCGACGCAGCCGGCGCCATGTCCTGGGGCAATGGCACGGCATCCCGCGACACCACCCTGTACCGGTCCGGCGCCGACACTCTCAAGACCGACGACAGCTTGCACGTGGCCACACGGGCCGGCGTGGGCGCTGCCCCAGACTCCGCCATCCGCCTGGTGGTCGACAACTCTGCGGCCGGCATCCTGGCCAGGTTCACCCGTACATCCACATCGGACACAACGCCGGTCGTGCTGATCTACGGGGGCGAGTCCACCGCTGCGACCCTGGTCGCGTCCGTCAGCGGCGATGCCCAGAACCGCTACGCCGTCCGCGCATCCGGCGTTACCGAGTGGGGATCAGGCGCAGCCACCCGCGACACGAACCTGTACCGCAACGCCGCCGATCAGCTCAAGACAGACGACTCGCTGGTGATCGGTACCCGCCTCACCGTCGGCGCCGCGTTGAACGCCGCGCAGCTGTACTCCGAATCGGACGGCAGCATCGCGGCCGCCACATTCACCGCGTCGGCAGACGGGACCGCCACCCAGGCCGTCGTCTCCGTGTTCGCGTCCAGCACATCGAAACGTGCCACAGACATCAGGGTGACCGGCGACAGCGTTTCCCGGCTACGTGTGGACATGTCGGCCGGGTCGGGCTCGGGAACCATCACGTTCGGCAACGGCACCCTGGCCGACACCAACCTTTACCGCGGCGCCGCGGACCTTCTGACCACCGACGACTCACTGGCCGCAGGCGGTCGCCTGACCGTGGGCACAACAACCCTCAACTCGGCCAAGCTATACGTCGAGGACGGCACGGCTACGTCCGGAGTCCTGTTCAAGGCGACCGTTGCCGGGACGACCACGATCGGTGTGGTTCGGATCGAGTCGTCCGACAACACCAAGCGGCTACTCGACCTGCGCGTCACGGGCGACGGCGTCGCCCGTATCAAGGTCGACATGTCGGCCGGCAGCGGGTCCGGGACCCTCACGTTCGGCAACGGCACCCTGGCCGATACCAACCTGTATCGCTCCGCCGCTGACACGCTCAAGACGGACGACAGCCTGCATGTGGGCGCGAACCTGTCCCACCTCGGTTCAAACCTCGGCTTCTACGGCACTGCCCCGGCCGCCAAGCCCACGGTGTCCGGCTCGCGTGGCTCCAATGCCGCCCTGGCATCCCTGCTGACCGCACTGGCCAGCCTGGGCCTACTCACCGACTCGTCGAGCTGACAGGAGTCCACAGTGGATATGTCCGTGACCACAGAAGAGTTGTGCAAGGCATTCCAGGCCAATTACCCACGTGAGTACGAGATCGTGGCCCTGGGCCTAATCAACGACCGTCTCGCCGGCCAGCTCAAGGCAACCGAGCAGGAGCTTGCCCGGATTCGGGCGGCCGAGGTCATCGACAGCAGCCTGGCCCGCGCAGCAGCGGCGCCTGAACTTGTGACCGGCTGATGACTGACGTGTTCGAACAAGGTGGCTCCGCTGTGCTCGTCGCCGAGTGGTTCGAATACCCGGGCGGGCCAGCGATCGATGCCACTGGGGTGACCATCACGATCACCCCGACTGGTGGCGGCAGCGCCGCCGTAGGCCCGACCTCTACCGACATCATCCACCTGGCCACCGGGGTCGACTCATACAGCTGGGCCGTGCCCGACGATCTTGCCACCGGGGAATACCTGGTCGCGTGGAACGGCACCATCGGATCCGGAGACGCCCAAGCAACCGAGGTCATCCGGGTACGCCTCGCTGGTCTGTGGCCGCCCGTTCTGACCGAGCTCAAAGACGACGCTGGAATAGACCAGGGCGACATGCGCGATGACGACCGGCTACAGGTCATGCTCGACGCCGCGGTCGTGTTCGTGGAGCGGGTCAAGGGCTCCCGGTACAACTTCACCGGCGACACAGAGTCCGACCTGCCGGCGCCCACAGAGGACATTCGGCTGGGCACGATGCGGCTCGCCTACCGGTGGCACGTCCGCCGCCGGTCCCCGGACGGGCTGATCCAGATGGCCGAGCTGGGCGCCACGCGCGTACCCGGGTTCGATCCCGACATCGAGCGGCAGCTCCAGATTGGCCGCTACACACCGATGGCGTTCGCATGAGCGCCATTACAGACGCCGCCGAGGACCTCCTAGCCGCGATGGAGGCCGTAGAAGGCGTGCGCCTGTACAGAGACCCCGGGGCCACCGTCGACCCGCCGGGGATCGTCCTTGGGCCGCCGACGATGCGGTGGGAGTCGTCCTGCCTCGCACCCAGTAGCGCACGGTTCATCGTGTACGTCACCGAACGGGCCGATGAACGGGCCCTGGAGCGGCTGTGGGACCTCGTGCCCACCGTGGCCGAGGCGCTCGACCAGCTGTCGAAGGCGGCCGTTCTACAGGCCGCGCCAGGCACATTCACGTCCGGTGGGGTAGACCTGCCGGCCTACCTGATCGAAGTCGAGGTATCGCTATGACCAGCCCGATCTACTCCCGCAAGCTCAAGACGATCGTGTTTCAGCTGGACGGCGAATCGTTCCAGTGCCAGATCAAGTCCTGGAAGCTCAACAACAACACCCCGACGGGGGAGCGGCTTTACGCCTTCTGCCCTGACGGCGAGACGTTCGAGGAAGGCGACCCGGACTACACGCTTGACCTCACGTTCTACAGCGACTGGCGCTCAAACGGCATCTCCGACTTCCTTACCGCCCACGACCAGGAGACCGTCGACTTCACCCTCGAACACCACGGCGACGAGGTCGACGGGTCGGCCGTCGCGTGGAACGGTCAGGTCAAGCTGATGGCACCGAGCGTAGGCGGGGACATTCGCACGACCGAGATGACCGAGGTCACCCTGCCGTGCATCGGCAAGCCCGAATACGCACACCTGGGCAGCTGACCCGCGATGGCCATGTTCGAGTTCCGGATCAGCCCCGACGACGGGGAACCGTTCGATGTGTCGGCCGACAGTCGCGACGTGCTGGTGTGGGAGCGCACCAACCACGGCAAGCGGGTCATGGCCACGCTGCTGGACAACATGTCGATCACGGACATGTACCAGCTGGCCCATATCGCCGCCCGCCGGCAGGGCCTCTACGACGAGGACCTCAAGACGTTCGAGAAGACCTGCGTCCTGGGGTTTGAAGCCTCCGAACCGCCGGACCCTACCCCGCCGGATCAGTCCAGCGACGGCTGATCCGGCTGGCCATCGCGACCGGCATACCGCCGGCCGTGTGGGCCGAGCAGGGAGAACGGGCCATCGCCACCGCCCTGGACCTGCTCAAACCAGACCCGCCGCCGGACCAGACCGGCGGACCACAGATGAGCGGATAGGAGGTGACCACGTGGCCCGGAGCAAGGCACTAACCGTCACCATCCACATTGACGGGCTGCGGGAGACCCTCGCCGCGTTCCGGCGCCTGCCGCCGGAGGCGTCCGAGCAGCTGCGTATACGCAGCCTGCAAATCTCCGAGGTCATCGCCAGCCGGGTCCGCTCCGCCGCCCACGCCGACTCCGGCCAGGCCGCCCTGATGGCGCCGACCGTCAAGGCCCGCCGCGACCGGGTCCCGGCCGTGGCCGCCGGCGGCAGCGTACGGGTGGGCCGCAACCGCAAACCAGCGTTCAAGGTCCTGTTCGGGTCCGAATTCGGGTCCAACCACCTGCGCCAGTTTCGGCCGCACCTGGGCCGCGGGTCCTACTGGTTCTTCCGCACGGTCGAGGAGAACGAGGACTGGATGGCGTCGGCGTGGCGCCGCGCGGCCGATGACGTCATCGCCGCATTCACCAGGAGCGTGTGATGGCCAACAACAGCCGGACCATCGTGGTCAAGTTTGCTGGGGACGCCAAGGGCCTCAAGAAGACCACCCAGGACAGCCGCCGCGACATTGAGGGGTGGGGCGCAGGGCTGGGCAAGTTCGCCGCCGGCGCCGCCGCCGCCGTGGCCACCGTCGCGGTAGCGGTCGGGGCAACCGCCCTCACGGTCGGCAAGGACCTGTACGACCTGTCGAACCGGATCAAGGACCTCGACGCTAAGTCCAGGGCCGTGTTCGGCGACCAGCTGGCCGACGTACAGAAGTGGGCCGAGGCCAACCGCCGCGCGTTCGGTATGAGCAGCCGCGAAGTGGTCGGCCTGGCCGCCAACCTCGCGGACCTGCTCAAGCCCATGGGGTTCACCACCAAACAGGCCGTGGCCATGAGCAAGAAAATGCTCGACCTGGCCGGCGCCCTGGCCAAGTGGTCCGGCGGCACCCGCACCGCGTCCGAGGTGTCCGACATCCTCGTGAGCGCCATGCTCGGCGAACGGGACGCCCTGAAGGGCCTTGGCATATCCATCAGCCAGGCCGAGGTCGACGCCCGCGTGGCGACGATGTCCACGAAGAAGATGACCGAGGCAGAGAAGGCCCGGGCGGAGGCCCTCGCCACACAACAGCTGATCTTCGAAAAGTCCACCGACGCCCAGGCAGCCTGGGCCAACGGCGGAAAGGCCGCAGCCGAAGCCCAGGGCCGCCTACAGTCCTCGATTCAGACCACCAAAGAGAAACTGGCCGTCCTACTCACACCCGCGTTCGACGCCGCGACCGTGGCCATTGGCAAGTTCGCGGAACAAGCCTCGACCAAGTTCGACGAGCTAGCCCCGAAGGTCCAGAACTTCGTCAAGACCGAACTGGGGGATCTAACCTCCGCCCTGACCCACCTGAAAGACGACACCCTGGCCGGCCTCAAAAGCGGATTCGACGATGTCTCGACGTCTGTCGATCAGAACGCCGACTCATGGCGCAAGCTCGACGCCGCCCTGACGCACATCGTTGAGGTTTCCGGCCCGGGGGTTAAGTTCCTGCTCGAGCAAATGGGCAAGGGCATCGCTAACACTCTGAACGGGCTCGCTCTGGTGATCCAGGCGTTCGACTGGCTGATCAGGACCATCGGATCGGCGATAGACAAACTGATCATATTCTTGGGCCTTGCCCATTCCAAAGTGGACGCCCAATGGGTCCCGCCTCGCGGCACCCAGACGTTTGGCGCCGCCCCCGGCCGGCGCGCCAGCGGCGGGCCGGTATCCGCGTTCCGGGACTACTGGGTCGGCGAAAACGGCCCGGAGCTGCTCCGCATGGGCGCCAGGTCCGGCACGGTAATCCCCCACCAGCAGGCCGTGAGTAGCAGCTGGTCGGCCGGTCCGACCGTCATCGAAAACCACATCCACATCGGTGACGAGGTGGTCCGCGTGGTCCGTACAGAGCTGAGCCGAGACAAGCGCAGCACCACCCGGGCGGTTCTGGCTGGAGCGGGTGCCCGATGACCGTCACGATCTCCTACGACGCGGTCCTTGCCAGAGTCCGGATTGCAGCGGACGGCATTGACACCGACAACACTGACGCCAGAGTCGAGCGTTCCACGGACGGGATTCGCTGGACAACGGTTCGTGGCGCATCTGCCGTGCCCTTGGCCGCGGACGAACTCGCCGAGCTGGCCGACGACTATGAGTTCCCCGACGGCGTCATGGTGACGTACAGGGTCACCGGCAACCAAGAGGACGACGCCCAGACCGCCTCCACGACAACTGACCTAGGCCAGATCTGGCTCAAGTCGGTTTCCAGGCCGTTCCTCAACCAGCCCGTGACCGTGGTCGGCTGGACCGACCCGATACGGGCATCGCGGAGCGCGGAGTTCGACGTGGTAGGCCGTAGCCTCCCCGTCGCCGTGACCGAGGTCCGCGGGTCCAGGAGCTGGACCGTCGACATCAAGACGGTCGACGCCAACGCGGCCGATGACCTGGACCTGGCCCTGGCCGCCGGCGATGTGATGTTCCTCCACATCCCCGCCGGGTGCCGCGTGCCGGGCGGGTACGTGTCCATCGGGGACACCACCGAGCGGCGAACCAGCCAGCGGGGCGAGACACGGGTGTTCTCGCTGCCGTGCCGTGAGGTCGCAGCTCCAGGGCCTTATGTTGTCGGGTCGACGAGCACCTGGACCACCGTCGAGTCGACGTATGCGGACTGGTCCGACGTCGCCTCGGCCCACCCGACGTGGGCTGATCTGTTGACACTGATCGGCGACCCGTCCGAGGTGATAGTCCCGTGAGAGGTGTATCGGATCAGTTCCTCGCCACCCTACGGGGCAGTCATGCCACGGTCACCCAGGCCATCGTGTGCACCACGTATCAGGATGGTGTGGAACCGGACGGCACCACCGTGCCCGTCCTGGCCGGGGATGTCGTGATCGACGGCACGGCCGATGTCCGATCCACACTGGACCTGACAGTCGACGGTACGGCCATGTGGCCCGACGCTATGGACGATCTCCTGGCACCGTACGGCAACGAAATCTACGTCAGACGCGGCGTCAAGTTCGGTAACGGGTCGATCGAATGGGTTGGCCTGGGCTACTTCCGCATCGAGTCGCCAGAGCAGGACCGCGTACCCAACGGGCCCATCCAGCTGACCGGATCAGATCGGATGGCCGCGATTGTTGAGGGCCGCCTACTAGAGCCGCGCCAGTATCTGTCCACCACAACGTGCGGGGAGGCAGTCGCCGACCTCGTCGGGGACCTATACCCGGCGGCAACGATCGAGTGGGACGACTCCACCGCCGACGAGCCACTGGGCCGAACCGTGGCGATCGAAGAGGACCGGTACGGCGGCCTGTCCGACATCATTACCAGCCGAGGCAAGATCTTCTATTGGGATCACCGCGGGTTCCTGTCGATCAAAGACATCCCCGACCCGGGCGTCGTCGTGTTCGAGGTCGATCACGGACGCGATGGCGTGCTGATATCGATGAAACGCAGGCTCGACCGGCGAGGAATCCACAACGCCGTCGTGGCAACGGGCGAGGCCACCGACGACGGCGCCCCGGTCCGTGGAATCGCCCTAGACAGCAACCCGAGCAGCCCGACCTACTTCTACGGCCGATTCGGTCAGGTCCCCAGGTTTTACTCCTCGCCGTTGCTAACCACCGAGGCCCAAGCCCGGAAGGCCGCGCTCACCATGCTGCGGAAGGAGACCGGCCTCCCGTACACGGTCGACTTCGGAATGATCGCGAACCCGGCCCTCGAACCGTACGACGCTGTACGTATCCGGCGCCGCGACGTGCACACCATCGACACCCTCACCGTCCCGTTGATCGCCGCCCAGCCGATGACCGGCACCACCCGCCAGCAAGCCGCCCAACTTCTGGGGACGCTATGACCGACGCCAGCAACAAACGGACAGTGGCCCTGCTGACCTATGCCGCCATCACCGCCATGATGATCACTGCGGCCGCCACAGCGGTCCGGCGTCCGCGGACCGAGGCACCCTCTCAGGATGTGCGGTACCGCCAGGGGACCGTGATCGCGTTCAACCCCGTCACACTCGAAAACACGGTCGACGTGGGTGGGACCGCAATGGTGAACCTACAGGTTCTGGGGGTAGCCGACGCTGCCGCGCTCCGACCCGGCGCTGTCGTCGGCCTGGTCGCCGTGGAGTCAAGTCGTGGCATCACCACGTACGCCATCCTTGGCCGGCTGGTCACGCCGGGAAGCCCGGGCGCAACCGACGCGATCACCGCCACCTCGCAGCGGATCTACACGGACACTGTCGCGACGAACGAGGGCACTTCCAGCGGTTCCTTCACCGACCTGGCCACCATCGGGCCTGCTGTCACCGCAACAATCGGCGCATCCGGCCGGGCCCTGGTCATCCTGGGTGCCAGCATGGCCATGCCAAACAAGGCCGGTGCGATGGGGTTCGAGGTGTCCGGAGCTTCCTCGCTGGCTGCTGACCTAACCCGGTCGCTCGCGCTGGGCGATAACGACCCGACCCACTCCGTGGCTGCGTTCATGTCTCGCGTGGTCGAAGTGTCCGGGCTCACGCCTGGGGAGAACGTGTTCACGGCGAAGTACATGCAGATCTACGGGTCCACCGACTCCGAGTTCCAGGACCGCAACATCACCGTTTTTGCCCTGTAGGAGGAACCGATGCCGGGTACCACCGCCACCTATGGTCTGCCGTATCAGGAGCTGACCGACGCACCGGACGGCCCTGCCCTGGGCCAAAACCTGGCCGAGGCCGTCGAGGCCGAGCTGGAGCGCATCGACGCGGCGGTCGCACCGCTGCTGAACACCTGGGCCGCCTATACCCCGACGTGGGTGTCTCTGACCGGCACGAACCCGACCCTGGGCAGCCACACGCGGACGGGTCGCTGGCGGAAGATCGACGACTCGCTCGGTTTGGCTCAGGTCCGTGTCGTGTTCGGCTCATCCGGCTACGGCACCGGTCTATGGGCGTTCGGTTTGCCCGTACCAGCCACCTCCGACGCCGTCACCCTCACAGCCGGCAGCGGCATCGCCTACAACACAACAGTGGCCAGCTACGCCCTCGTCTCGTCCCTGTACGACACGAGCCAGATGGTTCTGAACTACGCCGACGGCAACGTGACGCCCACAACGCCGTTCACGTTCGGGAACGCAGACCAGCTGTGGATGCAAATACTGTTCGAGATCGCCTGACAGGGCCTCTGACCAGGCAAAACGGCCTGAGATGCCCGTAGGCGCCCGAAATGCCCGGTGCGCGGGGGATCACCTACGCCGTTTCCGCTTCGCGGACGACCAAATCAGGCCGAGTACTAGGACTGCCGCGAAAACGGCAGCGGGTCGGGCGGCAATCCACACCACCACCGCCACACTCGCAGCGAGACCGGCGACGGCCACCGCGAATAGCCAGAGCATGGCCCGACGAGTCACCGCGGGTCCGGCCGCCTGGAAAGCCGGCCGGACCGCGATCGCCCATTGATCCTCAGTGCCGGGCACCCGGGCCGGTCGAGATAGCACCATCAGACCTGACCCGGCACGACCACCTCTGAGCATCTGCTCGATCTCGGGCCTGGTGCCGACGACAACCTCAGTGCCCGACCCCATCGCCCTCGCCCCGGTCACCGGAACCCAACCAGGGTCCGGTGTGGCCCGGGAGTTGCGGCACAACTTCCGGGCACAACTTCCGGTCGGCCCGGGGCGCAAGTTCCGCTCCGTGACCGCAACTTCCGGGCGGAACTTCCGGTCACGGCGGGGCACAACTTCCGTCCGGAAGTTGCGCAACTTAGGGAGGCGCAACTTAGGGCCTGAGCTGGGAAGTTCCGGGCGGAAGTTCCGGTCGGCCCGGGGGGCAAGTTCCGCTCCGCCACCGCAACTTCCGGGCACAACTTCCGGTCACGGCGGTGCGCAAGTTCCGCCCTCATCCCGGCACCTTGTTCCGCGCGGTGCGGAAATAGTTCCACACCTTCCGACCGGTTCGGATCTTGCTTCCGCCGCCCGCGCACCGGGGACACTTCCGCCAGTTCTTTCCGGTCGGGGACCGGAACCGGCCGGCCCCCTCGCATTTCCGGCAGCTGGTGAACGGCCAGATCCAGCATGCGGCGGCATAGCAGATCGCGAATCCAGTCGCGGCCAGACCTAAGATCCAATACCCGAGCGTCGGATCTACCTGGTCGGTAGCGGTAGCGGCAATGGAACCCATGAAACTCCTTCCTGGCGGGGTGGACGGACTGCTGGCTCTGGTTGCCGCTACCCGCTACCTTTCGTGCGTTTCCGCAGGTCAGATGGGTAGCGGCAGCAGGTAGCGGCGAGGTAGCGGTGCCGCTACCCGGGCGACGCCGCTACCTCCCGCATGGCTGGCCGGGCATCGATCGCCTCTGCTATCGACTCGACCTTGACGCCCTTTCTGGTGATGCCGTCGACCTTCACGTCCATGGTCGGGACGCCTGCGCGACGCATTGCCTCGCCGAGCATTGCGACGGTCCAGCCGGTGTAGGTGTCCGGCCAGAACTCGACCAGGTAGGCCAGCAGCGGCTCGTGATGAAGTCGCCTGGCACCGGTCCGCCGGAACACCTCGATGGCGTCGTCGAGGATGTCGCGACGCTGGCGCGGCCCGTCATCGACCCCGCCAACAACGCCGCCCGACCGCAGTCCGGTTGCCCGGTCGACGAGGGCCTTGGTGTCCTTCTGGTCGGGGAAGTGGGACCGGACCGGGCCGGCCTGCTCGAGGCCGATCGCGACCCCCCAGCCTGCGTCGACTCCGGGCCTGTACACCGCGGCCGACAGCCCCCGCTTGTATGCGCCCGTGCCAAGGATCATGTCGTTCGCGACCTGGTCCTGCACGGCCAGGCACCAGCGGACGGTGACGCATCGGGTGATGTTCGGCGGGACACTCTTCGCGTCGGGGATCTGCGTGGCGAGGACGATGATGATGCCCAACGCCCGGCCGCGTTTGATCAGACGTTCCGCGTCCTGGGCGATGGACTTGTCGTGCAGGAACAGCTCATGTGCCTCGTCGATGAGGATGAGAACCGGGTGCAGTCCGGATCCGGGCCGGGCGGCCAGCTCCGGCGTGACCTTTCCCTCCGGAGCCAAGCCCTGCGCCTTGAAGCGGCGGATCCGCTCGCCGCGACGTTCGGCCTCGGCCAGGCCCCACGAGATGATGGCCCGGCCGGCCTCCATCGCCGAGTCGTCTACTCCGCATACGTACGTCGAGCACAGGTGCTCCAAGTCGGCGAAATCGCCCGTGCCCTTGAACTCTGCGATCTTCAGCTCACACGTTGGGTCCAGGACGGCGATCATCGCGAGGGTTCGGGCGGCGTACGACTTCCCGGATCCCGGTACGCCGCCGATGAGGAAGTTCCGGGCGAACAGCGCTGTCCGTACCGACCGCTGACGCTGGTCGGTGCCAAACTCGTGCGGCTCGAACACGCTGGTCCGGGCATTGTCGGCGAGCAGCGACCATCGCGGCTGGCCCATCCTGGACGCCGGCAGGTAGCCGACCCATAGGTCAACCTGGCCGGCGTGGTCCGGCCCGGCCGATGGCCAGACCTGGTCGATGGGAAGGCGCAGCGCCGAGGAAAGGGCTCCGCGTGCCTCCATCACCTTGACCGCCTCGACCCCGTTGGGCAGATTCACCCGGGCCAGCCACCCGGGCCCGTCGCGGTGGATGCCGGGGGGCGGGAAGGTGATCGCGCCCGGATCCTTGATACCTGGGATGCCCATCGAGCACAGGGCCGCGCGGACCATCTCGGCGTGCAGTCGGGTGAACCGCGGCCCGGAGTACACCCGGTCCGTGATCGGCCGCCCTGCGGGCCGGCCGTGCCGGGCCAGCACCGGCACAGCCACGGCGACAACGACCAGCTGCACAACCATCGGAGCGGCCAGCACCAGAGCGGCTAAACCGCCGGCGACGCCCACCAGCTCCAGCAGCAGCCACCGGCCCCGGGTGGCCCGGGCAGTGCGAGCCGTCGCGTGCAGCTTCATCCACGTCTCCGCGTCGTTCCTGTTCGCGGCGTGCTGACGGATGCTGTGCTGTTCGAGCAGCCACCACCACCGGATCTGCCGCCCGGCTAGGCGCAGCGCACCGAATGGGGCGTAGACCACGGTCAGCATGGCGTACTTCGGCAGACGTACTGCGTGGAAGGTGAGCAGGTAGGCGACGAACCGGGCTGTCTCGCGGGCGAACGCGCCCCGCTGGTCGGCGCTACGTAGCCACGCGGGAATGATCGGAGTACGCCTGTCGTGGCCGCGGTCGGTGACCGTCGCGTACAGCGTCCGGTGCGGTACGGCAGGGTCGACGGGTCCGCCGTAATGGTCTGCCTCGACCAGCTCCCGCTCAGAATCATCGACCAGGTCGAGCGCGTCGTCGATTGTTGTCATCGCGTGTTCCTGCGCCGTGTCGCAATCGGCCGGGCAACGGTCTGCTGGAGGAGCGCACCGAGGCCGAGCCGCAACGCCTCGGCCTGGTCGAGGCTGACGGTGAGCGTGGCCGCCGGACCTTCGCCGTGCTCGCCGAGGAACAGCTCAACCCAAATGCGGTCGAGGTTGCCCCACAGTCGGGCCATGAGATGCGTGCAGGAACCCCGATCACGCTTGATCACGATGGGTTCCGACGAGTGCAGGCCACCGAGACGAATCTCGCAGCGCCCTGGGGCGCACCAGGATGGGTGAGTGTCGCCGATCGGCGCCGGCTCTGGTTCGGGGATCATGTCCATGGGGTCCGGGTCCTTTCCGGATCAAGGCCCTCGGCGGCGGTTTCAGCTGCGCACGCCGAGGGCCGCCTAAAGTCACGGGTGGGCTGTGAAGCCGAACAAAAGCGCGATGTACGGGCCGTAGGCGTATGCGAAAACGCAGATGGCAAAGGCCACGTGGAACAACGGGCTACGCGGCTTGCGACCGGACACTGAGATCACCTCCCCCGCACGTCGGGCAGGGTCGGCGAGTCTGAGCGCCGGTGTCGGGATCGATCTCGAACCGCTGACGTGGGTGCGAGCAACGCCCGCACCACTCGACCACCGGAACGGCCAGGCTGGGCGCCGCCGTGATGCCCGAAGGGCTGAGCGGTCGCGGCGGCGACCCCTGTGTCTCAAATCTCTGTGTCTTAAAAGCTGTGTCTCTACTTAGAGACCCGCCTTCAGAGGGGACACCCGATGCGCCCTGAGAGGGGACACCCGATGCGCCCTGAGAGGGGACACCTACGTACCCGCACGACCGGCCGAGATCGTGCTCGAGCGACTCGCGTTCCTCGGCCGACAGCCGCTCCGTCAGGGGCAGAACGACATCGGAACGGCCACGCCGGCGGGCGACCACCACCAGGCCGGCCGCCTCGAGCCGGGCCAGCGCCGGGCCGATGCTGTCGGCCTTGCGGCCCAGCAGCATCGCGACGGCGCGCGACCCGCCCTGATACCGGCGGGCCTTGCTCTCCCGTGCCTGCTGCCGATAGGTCGCGTACAGCCGCCAGTCGTCGTGCGACACCAGTGGGCCGCGTAGGTCGCCCAGCGTCCACGTAGGAACGTCGACGTACGCCTCACCCTCGTCCAACTGGCGGGGCACCCGTACGGCGGTCCTGCGGTAGCTACGGCGCCGCGTCGCGAGGTACGCCGGGTGGTCCTGCTCGTCCGCGTCGCCCGTGTGGGCCCGGCTGAGCATTCCCAACGCTTTCTCAAGGCCGCTCACCGATGCATGCAGTCGAGCGGCCATCCAGTCGCGACCCGAACTGCACGGGTCGGCCGCCGGCCCCTGTCGGTCGGTGAGCATGTCGACTAGGCCGTAGCAGGTCACGGCGAGGCCGGAGTGAGCCCGGCTGTAGAGGAGTGAAACCGGGATGCGGACACGACCCGACGTGATCCGTCCGAGCCGCGTTCTGTCGGCCGCTGGGGTTACACTCGCGATGGATGAAGCACTATCTGTGTGCTTGATGAGCTGGCCCGGGCTGAGGACCCCGGGCCGCTCGCTTTTCTCGGCCCGGTAGGTCATGGCCGCCCCCGTGCTGTATCACGCGACGTATCACGCGCTGTCCAGGCACAGGCGGGTACAGCCAGGTATGGGCGGGTGGCGCTAGCCCTCCGAGCCGTGCTGAGCGGGGGTACGCGGGTATAGCCGGGTACTGCCGGGGGAGTGGCTAGGCCACTGGGGGTCAAGGGGTCGTGGGTTCGAATCCCGCCGTCCCGACCAAGAATCACCAGGTCAGAGGCTTGATCAACGATCAAGCTCGGTGACCACGGTCTATGTAGAGCCATGATCCTCTCACAATCTCTCACTTGGACCCTCCTGACCGCAGTAGCCCGGCGTCGAGCCGCCTGGCCGCCGCCGTCAGGTGGGTGATGTCGGGGTGGATGTACGTGTGCTTGGCCAACGTCCCGCCGTCCGCGTGACCGGCCCAGGCCGCGATCACAACGTCGGGTACGCCGATCGCACCGAGGTAGGTCAGGCAGGCGTGCCGGGCCTCGTACAGCCGGACCGTTCGCACGCCGACCTTGGCCATCAGTCGGTGTGCCTGCCGACGCAGCCAGTCCGTACGGACCGGCTCGCCGTGCTCGTCGACGAGCACGTACCCGGTCGCCCGGTACGCCTCGCCAGCTTGCAGCTTCTCGGCCGCCTGGGCCTTGTGGAACGCCTTGAGCGCGTCAGCGACCGTCTTCGGCAGCGGGAGTAGCCGCCGGCCGGCGACCGATTTGGCGCCCTTCTCGTCAATCTGGCCGTCGACCAGCGTCCGCGTGTTCTCACCGACCGCGATGGTGCCCGCGGCCAGGTCGACGTCCACCCAGCGGAGGCCGCACACCTCCGCTGGCCTGAGGCCCATGAGCGAGAGCAGCAGAACCGGGTACAGCCGCTCATCCCGGATCCCACTCAGGAAGGCCCGCACCTCGTCCTGCGTCCACGGCGTGCGGGCGACTCTGCCGGCCGCCTCGGCCTTGACCGCTGAACGCGGGATCGTGACGAACAGCGCCACGTTGCGTAGGACCAGCTGCTGCCGCACGGCGGCGTTGAGCGCGGTCCGCAACCGACCCAGGGTGAGCCGTACCGACCGGACAGACAGGGACGTGCCCGGCGTTCCGCCCCGCCGCCGGCCGCTGGCGAGCATCCAGTCCACCAGGCCCTCAATGTCGGCCTCGACCAGGCTCTGAAGGACCCGGTAGCCCAGCCGTTCCCGCACCGGAATTAGCGCGTGCCCGTAATTCGACGCAGTGGCCCGCTCGATATCCCGGGACACCGACGCTAGCCAGGAGTCGAGAAACTCGTTCACGCCCGTCTTGGTCGGCTTGACGTAGGTGCCTTTGGCGAGGTCCGCAACGATCGCGGCCCGTGCGTCGCGGGCCTCTTTCTGCGTGTCGAACGTGTAGGTCCGCTGGTCCCGCATCATCACCGGCCGGCCCGAGCCATTCAGCACCGGCTGGCCGTTCCTCGTCCGCGGCTTCTCACCCACGTCGACGCGGAAACGCCACCGTACAAGGCCGCCCTTCAGCAGCACTTTGTGTACGTAATCCGGTCGTCTCACGGGGTCACCTCGTGTGAGAAAGCTGTGATATTAGGGCTGTTTCCGCAGGTCAGAGAGCCGTCACTTGATGCCTAATCAGGTGCGTTTCCCGGTCTTCGCGTCCAACTTCTCGAGCACCTCGAGGTACACCTCCAGGTACTCGAGGGTCAGACCGGTATCGCCGCCAGCGAGTACCGCACCCTGGCCATTGGTCACCCACCAGCGGCCCTCGCCACCTGTCGATTTCGGAGTTACACGGCTGACACGCAAACCGAGCCGCTTTGCTGCCCTACGGGAACGCCGCTCGCGACTCTTGAGCGGGATTTCCGCCGTGTCCATCACCATCGCCTCTGGTACCTTCCGCGATCATGGCGTCACATTTAGTGACTTAGTCCGTTGTAGCAGTCGGCAGCCATCGCCGGAAACCCCCGCAGGCCTGACACGCCGACGGCCATCCGAATAGGGAGTGCACGTTGACCGATCCGAACTATTCGAAGCGGGTGGCCTCCGTCGCGAACGACATCATCTGGCTCGACCAGGACCGTGCTGAAGCGCTCATCGATTCGCTTGCAATGGCCCCACTGCGGGGTATCGCTGCGATCTACGCGGAACTTATCGCCGTCCTCATGGGCAGATCCGCTGAGAACAAACAGACGGTGGACATCTTCTTCGACCAACTCCCCAGGGACTAGCCGCAACCCGGGGCCGCCGGCACATGGGGTGTCATGAGCGCGAAATGACGCCACCCGATTTACCCGCACACCCCTTGCGCTACCCGATCGGTCCCCACTATTGGGGCCATGACCGCGGCAATCAGCAGCCAGCCATGGACCGAACAACGCATCCGCTCGTACGGAGTGAAGATGCCGGCCGTCGCTGCACTGGAAGCCGTAAATGGCTGGGGGCCGAGCAAGGCATACGAGATGCTGAAAGCCGGCACCACTGACTTCCCGGTCTACCGTGCCGGCCGCCGCTGGTGGGTCCGCACAACAGATGTCCTCAAATTCCTCGGTTACGTCGCCGTTGAGAGAGGACAGGGCCATGGCCGCTACGACCAAGAACCGACGTCCGGTACGCACACACCTGCCGGTACCGGCCTACGGCCAACCGGGCCAGTGCAGGTGTGGCCTGGCCCTCGACGCCCGCAACGCACGGCATGAACACCGCCTCGACCTGGCCGCCATCCGCGAGGCCGAGCTACGCCGCCTCGGCGAACGAGACGACTGATGAGTCGAGCCTGGCAGAGCGGCAGCACCCGGGCATGGCGCAAGGTCCGGACGCTGGTACTGGCCAGGGACGGGCGACGCTGTCGGCTCAAGCTGCCGGGCTGCACGACCATCGCGACCACGGTGCACCACACGCTGGGGAAGGCCCACCCTGCGGGCGACGACCCGGCCCACCTGGTGGCAGCCTGCCAGCACTGCAACGGTTCGGTTGGCGACCCCTCATCGGTCGATCCGCCGGTGCAGGCACGCACTGCGTGGCGATGATCTGGTTTTTTCCCGACCCGACCCCGGCCGGACATCCGCTATCCAGTGTCTCTCTCCCCCCGGGCATAGCTCCCGGATCAGGGTGGAGATCGTCATGAGCAGACGGCACCTGCGGTCCGCAGATGAGCTGATCTTTCCTGAGGTCGAGCAGAGTTTGGCTGATCTTGGCTCGAAACTGACCAAGGCCGACAAGGCCGTCGCGCAGCTGGCCAGACGGTACGCCGCCACCATAGATGCCGCCTACGACATCGCGACCGACCTCGACGCCGTCCCCGCGGACGAGGACCTGGCCGGCCGGGTCGCGTGGCTGGCCCGAAAGGTCGAGGCACAGACGGTCCTGGAAACGCTCGGCCCTAAGCTGCTGGCCTGTCTGGAGGCCCTGGGCGCGTCCCCCAGGGCCCGGGCCGCGCAGTCCAAGGGCACCGGCTCAGGGGCCGGCACTACATCCAAGCTGACCGCCCTACGGGAAGCGCGGGGCGCGTGATGGGCGAAAGTTCGCACGAACCCGCGAACCTAGTCGGCCGGACCGAGCCGAGGCTCTGGACGCCGCCGCTACGGCCGCTCACCCGCGACACCACCCGCGGGTTCGAGGTGATCGACTTCGCCAACCGGTTCGGGATGCCGTTCCTGCCCTGGCAGGAGTTCCTCGTAGTGCACGGGCTCGAACTGCTGCCCGACGGCCGGTATCGGTTCCGGATCGTCGTGGTCCTGGTCGCCCGACAGAACGGCAAGACCACCGTGAAGCGGGTAGTCAGCCTCTGGCGCCTGTTCATCGACCGGGCCCGACTCATCCTCGGCACCGCGCAGGACCTGTCCCTGGCCCGCGAGGTCTGGCAGGCGTGCATAGACGTCATCCAGGGCGACCCTGACCTGGCCGACGAGCTGGACTGTGTCCGGCGCACCAACGGCGACGAATACCTGCGCCTTGTCTCCGGAGGCCGGTACAAGATCGCGGCAACCACCCGGTCGGCTGGGCGTGGCCTGTCCGTCGACGAGCTGAACATCGACGAGCTACGCGAACAGCGGTCCTGGGACGCCTGGTCTGCCGTGTCCAAGACCACCATGGCCCGGGAGTACTCGCAGACGTGGGCCATGAGTAACGCAGGCGACGACCAGTCCGTGGTCCTCAACCAGCTGCGTGAGGCCGCCCTGTCCGGCCGCGACCCATCACTCGGCCTGTTCGAGTGGTCCGCCCCGGACGGCTGCGACCTGGATGACGACGAGGCCACCGCTCAGGCCAACCCAAGCGTCGGGCATCCGGGTGGTATCACGTGGCAGGCGATCCGCTCGGCCCGGGCGACCGACCCGCCCAGCGTGTACCGGACAGAGGTCCTGTGTCAGAGAGTCGACACTCTTGACTCCGCCATCGACCTCGGAGCGTGGAAGGACTGCCGCGACCCGGCCGGGGACATGACGTCGATCCGTGACCGCCTCGCCGCTTGCGTGGACGTCGCACCGGACGGAGCCCACGTAACCCTCGCCGTGGCCGGCCTCGCCGACGACGGCCGGGTCCGGATCGAGCTGGTCGACTCCTGGGACAGCGTCGACGCTGCCCTGTTCGAGCTGCCCGAATGGCTCGACACCATCGGCCCGCGCGCCGTGGCGTGGTACCCGACCGGCCCGTCCAGTGCGTTGGGTCCGCTGTTCCGCCGCCTGCCCAAACCGGATAAGAACCGCCGCCGCAAGACCATCGAGGTCGTCGAACTGACCGGCGCCAAGGTGGCCGAGGCGTGCCAGACGTTCGCCGCCGCAGTGCTCGGCCGGCGGGTCACCCACGCCGCCGATGCGCTTCTCGACGCGCACATAGCCGGCGCTCAGAAGCTCTGGCAGGGCGACGGTTGGCGGTTCGTACGCCGTGGCTCCGGCCACGTGGACGCCGCCTACTCCGCTGCCGGCGCCGTGCACACCGTCTTGACCCTGCCCGACGAGCAGGTACAACCGCGAATGAAGGTGGTCTGAGTGACCTTTCCCAAGCTCGGCCGGCACCTGCCGGTCCTTGTTCAGACCGCTGGTGTCTGGATCCTCGCCGTGGGGATCTGGATGCAGTTCGGCCTGGCCATAGCCCTGATGGCCGTGGGCCTCGCCCTGGCCGCCCTCGGCACCCTGCGTGAGGCCGGGAGGATCTGATGGGCCTCGGCAAGCTCCTGACCCGCTCCACTCAGTACGTGGCCACCAACACGGTCACGAACGAAGTGCAGACGTTCACGATCATCGACAACATCGCGCCCGACTGGGCCACCCACGACTACCAGGGTGCTTGGGGTATCCCCGGCGCGTGGCGTGCGTCCAACCTGATCGCTGATCTGCTCGGTTCGTTCCCGTGGAAGGCATACCGGTCGCTGGCCGGCCGCCCGATCGAGCTTCTGGATCCGACTCCGCCCCTGCTCGAACAGCCCAACCCGCCCGACGCGGCCATGACCACATACTCGTCGTGGGGACTGGATCTCCTGTTCCACGGCAACGCGATCGGCCTGGTCGCCGCCCGCAACGCCCAAGGCTGGCCGACCGCGGCCTACGCGGTGCCGGCTACCGCGGTAGGCGTCCGCCGGGTGCCGGCCCCGGGCATGTCCACGCTGCCAGTAGGGGCGCTTGAGTACAGCGTCGGCACCATGCGCAACCTCGGCACCTACGACGTCATCCACATCAAAGGCCCGTGCGAGCCCGGCGCCGTGCGTGGCATGGGTGTGCTAGAGGCGCATCTGAACACGCTCAACCTGAACCGAGAGTTGGGCAGGCAGGCTCGCGCGATCAGCCAGCACGGCGTTCCCACCGGCGTCATCACAAGCTCAAACCCCGATACCACCGATGACGAGCTGACGGCCGCCAAAGCGGCATGGCTGAAAGCACAGCGCGACCGGACCGTGGCCGCCCTCGGATTTGGAACCGACTTCAAGCCACTGTCCTGGAACCCCGAAGAGATGGAGCTGATCGAGTCTCGCAAGTTCGGACTCACCGAACTGGAGCTGATCTTCGGCCTGCCAGTTGGGTGGCTGGGCGGACAGACGTCCAGCCGTACCTACTCCAACATCGAGCAGGACGCCGTCAACCTGATCAAGTTCACTCTGGCCGGCCACCTGGCCCGGTTCGAGCAGGCCCTGTCCCTGCAAATGCCACGCGGCACGGTGGCCCGCGCCAACCTGGATAGCCTGCTCCGCTCTGACACGCTCACCCGGTACCAGGCCCACCGCATCGCTCTCGGAAACGATGCCCCATTCCTCACCGTGGACGAGATCAGGGAGATGGAAAACCGGGCCCCTATGCCGCCTGCGGCGGGTCCCGTCCAGGCAGGCGCGGGCCCGCTGTCCGGGCCTGCAACGGCCAGCACCGACAACCCCACGGCACAGCCGGCGCAGGCCGGCCCGACAGCCTGAGAACCGAAGGTAGGAGGAGCTATCCATGACGAACCTTTACCGGACCTTCGCCCCGGATCTCGAAATCCGTTCCGGCGGCGACGGCCGCACCGTCGTCGGCATCGCCGTGCCCTGGCAGGTACCGACGCAGGTCACCCCGCGCCTACGTGAACAGTGGGCAGAAGGCGCATTCGACCACCAGCTACGGGCCCTGTTCCGGGTCCGGTTCGCTCGGGAACACGTCGAGCTGGGCGGGTCCCTCATCGGCCCGACCAGAATGCTGCGTAACGACGCCGCCGGCCTATATGGCGAGTGGTACGTCTCCCGCACCCCGGTCGGCGACGAAACGCTGGAGCTGGTCAAAGACGGGGCCCTGCGACAGTTGTCCATCGGGTTCCGGGAGCGGCAAAACCGTACCCTGGCCGACGGCACAGTCGAGCGGGTCACCGCCGACCTGTTCGAGGTAGCCCTAACCATGGAAGGCGCATACGCCGAGCTGGCGGGGGTCAGCGCCGTACGCACCGCCGCCGATCAGGCCTTGGCCGGAGCGTCCGGCAACTTGGACCGGGCCCGGCAGCTCATCGCCGCGCTGCCCCTGCTGCCTCCGGTCGCGTGAACGGTCGCGTCTCGGTCATCGTGCCGTTCCGCAACGATGACGTCGGCTACCGCGGCGCCGCCTGGCACTACGTGCAGTGCTGGTGGCGCCGCCACCATCCCGGATGGCAGGTGGTCCGCGGCAACCTCCCCGATGGACCGTGGATCAAAGCCTTGGCCATCGACGACGCGCTAGCCCGAGCCGACGGTGACGTCCTGGTCCTCGCCGACGCTGACGTGTTCGGCCCCGGGTTCTCCTGGGCCGTCGACCACGTCAGCCGAGGCACGCACGCCTGGGCCATGCCACACCAACGGGTCCACCGACTGACCCTCCAAGCCTCATCCGAGCTGTACGCCGGCGGGCAGCTCCCCAACCCAGGCGACCGGCACCGAGTCCACGAGTCGTACACCGGCCACCCAGGCGGGGGAGCCGTGGTCATTCCCAGGGCCAGCTACCAACGCTTCCCAATGGACCCCCGGTTCGTCGGGTGGGGATCAGAAGACGACGCTGCCGGAATGGCCTGGGACGTCCTGCTCGGTCCACCGTGGCGGCCCGACCAGGCGCCGTTGTGGCACCTATGGCACCCGCCGCAGCCCCGGATACACCGCGCCTGGGGATCGGAGGCCAGCCGGGACCTGTGCAAGCGGTACAAGGCCGCACAGCTGCGTCACTCAAAGGAACGGATGTCGTCCCTGGTCGCCGAGTACACCAGCCCAGCCGTGTTACCGTCGCGATCAAGCTCGACACCGGCACCTCCGCCGCTCGACGCCCGCACCTCCGCCGCTCACTGACGCGGACACCCGGGCCACTCGACGCGGACACCCCGGTCACTCGGATGCGGATTCGACCGTTCCCTGTGACCGAGAGGCACCGCCGTGAACCCGTACCTCAAGCGGCTGCGCGATAACTACACCGCGCTCCAGACGTCCTGTGAGGCCCTCCAGGCCCGGGCTGCCAAGGAGAACCGGGACCTGACCGCCGACGAGTTGCGGTCCGTCACCGAACAGACCGAGCAGGCCAAGGCCCTCTACACCCAGATCGAGATGCTGACCGAGGCCGAGACGCGCACCGCCTCCGTCGCCCAGCTGGCCGCGAAGGTGGCCGACGCCACCGCCGGCGGTGAAGCCACCACCGGCACCGGCTTTACCACGGTGGGCGGGGCCACCACCACCGCCCGCGACCCGGGCCACTACCGGTCCGTCGGGGACGGTGGCCGCCAGTCGTTTTTCCGGGACCTGTACCGGTCCAAGTTCTACGGCGACGACGCCGCCAGCCGTCGGCTGGTCGAGCACACCCGGGCGCTGAATACCACTGACGACGGCACTGGCATCGTCCCGCCCAAGTGGCTCGTCGACGAGTACGCCGAGCTGGCCAGGCAGGGCCGCGCCCTCGCGTCGGCCGTCCGGAACATCCCGCTGGGCGACGACCCGCGGCCGATGACTCTGCCGAAGCAGACCGGCGGCACCGACTCCGTTGTGGCCGAGCAGACCAGCGAGAACGACTCGGTATCTGACACCGACGCATTCGACACCGACGTTGACACCGTTGTTCCCAAGCCCACGTCGGGCGCCCAGAAGGTCTCCAGGCAGTTGCTGGACATGTCCAGCCCAGCCATCGATCTGCTCATCTACGGCGACCTCATCGGCGCCTACAACGACAAGGTCGAGGTCAAGGTCTGCGCCGCGATCCAGTCCCTCGGGTCGGCCCTGACTGGCGTGGACAGCGGAGACGTCACCGACCCGGACCACTACGACCGAGTCGCGATCCAGGCCGCTGTAGCGGTCCGCCGGGGCCGCAAGCGGCCGCCAAACGTGTACGCGATGTCGGTCGGCATGTTCGGCAACATTCTGGACCTGCGCGACACGATGGGCCGGCCGCTGGTGCCGGACGGGTCGGATGGGCCGGTCAACGTGGCCGGTATCGGGTCGATCCAGTCGTCTGGCCGTTGGCACTCGCTCGGCATGATCCCCACGGATGGGTTCCTGGACACCGGAGCGCCGATCGACGACGCCTACTGGTGCATCCACCTTCCTTCGATCCTGCTGTTCGAGTCGAACATGCTCCGGTTCCGGTACGAGGAACCGGAGGGCCCGCAGACGATCCGCATGGGCATCTGGGCGTACACCGCCGTGGCAGTCCGCTACGGGACTACACCGGTCAAGCGCGTCGAGATCACGCCCGGCAGCTGACCTCCTCCTAACCGGCCGGCGGACACCACTGCGGGTCACACCATCTTGAGGTGTCCGCCGGCCATCCCCACT